GCCCAATGACCAACCTATTACTATCGCGTAAGGGATTACAACCGCGGGTCGTCGATTCACACCCCCTCCTAGGGTGCCAGTTGTTAGCAACTGGATACTCTTCCCACAACGTGGGGCCTACGCTGCAGACACTGCAACATACTTTTCCTCGATGAGCTCGATTTGCTGACGCTTTTCCAACGTTGATAAGCGTGCCAACAAGGCTTCCATCGAGTACTGTGCTCGTGACAACGAATCTAATGCTTCAGGCAACCTAACAATAAACAAATCCGTTACCGGAGTTGTCAGAGTACCAGTAGTCCCTGAATAAACATTTTATTCGGTGCCCCCGTTCCAGCGGCATTTACTTGCACAATGTAACAGTGCACAAAGGCATTGACAGGAACACCAGCAGTTGAGAACGTATCCGTGGCATTATTGTCCAGGTGTACCCAAGGTGTGATGTTCCCACCAGTGGTGGTTGGTCCGAAACTAGTTCCCGGCGATGAAGCGTTTGTGTTCATATATAGTATCATGAACACACCCGTCTCAGGCAACAATAATGTTAGACCATCATATATTGAAGCTGCGATGTTGGAACCTAGTCTCTTGACCGCTGCTGGGTCAAAAGGAACAGCGCCACTGATAGTTGTCATATACCAGTGGTTAGCTGCACCTAATGGACCTAAAGTAGCATCAAGTTTCGGTTTGTGGAGGCGCATATGGTATGATACATGTAGCTCACCAACAGTCGTGACCCCAGACTGACTTCCCACAGTGGCTAGTTCCATCTTGCCCATGTGGTAAAATCTGGGATCAGCATTCGCTGGCAGCGCTGCGTCTCCTGCAATAAACAACCGTCTCAAGACGTTCCGCCCAGGAGCACATTCAACAGGGTGTATCATAGGACTACACACTACTGTTGATGTTGAATACTCATAAGCTAACATCTGTTGTTTACTGGAGAAATTTGTGTCCAAGAAGTCATAGTTTGTGGCCATGACAACTGTACCCAGTGCAGTATTAGTACTACTGACAGCGGTACCACTAGTCGGTTTATATTCAAACACCAACCCTAGAATTTCATATTCCTCAAACAAATAAGCAAGCTTAGATGCCCAAGGAAACGTTCTTGGTTTTCCTGGATTGATGGTGAACTCCTCGATTAGCGTGAAATCCGTTGTACCAGTGATATCCATCAAGAATTCCCTGTTCGAGAACTCAAGACCTTTACCATAGGTACTAAATGTTGGAACCTGCCCAGCAGTCAAAATTGTGTTATTATTCACTTTATAGTCTCCCATACCAGTGATTTTAGACAAAAATGACCCCGCAGCTGATCCCACCCGTTTTCCAATATCCCCCGCAACAAAATTACCAAGTGTGCTACCTATTTGCCCCAACATTGATTGCTTGGGAGGTGCCACAGCTGGAGCCGGAATAGTAACTTGTACTACCCGCTTCTTCTGTTGCTGTTGTTGTTTGGGTTTGGATTTGCCAGCTTTTCCCGGTCCTGGATTTAATTCAATTCCTACCAACCGAGGTTGGGGAACAGTCACAGTGACTAGGTTGCCTAAAGCTGGCAAGGAGCTCGGACCACCACTAGAGGGCACAAGTTGACTCGGTACACTGGATTTCCGTCCTGTGTCCACCCAACGCGCTCGAGGAATGGTCGTTGCTCCTGCACTTCCCACGTGTCCGGCGCGCTCACCATCACTAACCCGTGATGTTGGATCGCGTCGTGAACGGCCACGTGGGCGGCCAGCTCCGACATGAGCTGTGCCTCCGACCGAAGCATTGTTGTTGTTTCCAACACTTCGGACTGGTCGAGACTTGGAAGCGTCTCCCACTCGCGTGGTGACATTGGTATGTTCCAGTCCCAATCCAGTTGATCCCGTGTTAACTGTAACTCGGGTAGACTCTCTGCTAACGGGTCCCATATTGGCTGTTGTTGTTGTTGTTGTTGTT